TGCAGGTAACACTGCATGCGACCGCTTTATATAATGGTGGATTTGAACTAACCTTCACTTTCATCACAACCCCAAAACAAAAACAAACAAAACAATCAGTAATTATGAAGTACTAGTCATTTTTACCAGTAAATATAGTACAAAACTTGGTTTACAATAGCATACAATATAAAATTTTATAGCAAACTGTAGTTGGTTTGCATCATTGATCGCAACTACATGAATAAAACGGAATTGCTAATGGACTTGTCCTTACTTCGGTAAGAGAAACAGTGGAGATACTGCCCGGTGTAGAACGTAATAAACGTTACACCCATCAGACTTCACTTAAACGAACTAACATGGAACTTGAAGCAAACAACAATGAATGGAAAACAGTAGAGAAGAAGAAGAGGTCGAACAAGCAGCCCTTAACTGAGGCTCAGAAGAAAGCGTCGCAGGCTAACGCGGCGAGATACGCCATCAAAAGAGCAGAGAACGCAAAACGTTCTCGCTTTATGGCCCACGTAACCGAACAATTGAGACTGGAGGCTACATCTATGTCCCAATTGAACGAGAAAGACCGCTTGGCAATGATTGAGGCCAAGAGGCAAGCCGATTTGAAAGAAGAGGCACGTAAAAGACAGGCGAGAGAAGCTTTTGAAAGACGCCGTCTACAGAAAATCGAGGAGGATCCTACGAAAGGCCCTTTGATAAAAAGCACTATACCGCTGAATCAAAAAGTCTATTTGTATGGACGACATCACAATTGTCCGCATGGCATAAAACCGAATAAAGTCATTCAAATGGCTACTACATCGATCGTTTGCGCTTGCGAGACATCAAAAGTCACACCAAATAAGACAGGAGTTGTGGCCGACTTTAAGTGCAAAGCATGCGGAGGAGAGCGAGCTACAAGTTACTACAATCAGTGTGGTTGTTTTTTCAATGTATGCGCGCGTTGCAAGCGATCCACATTTGAGTATGGAGAGCACAAACAGTGGTTTGATAAACACATAAATCCGTATGGTACCATCATAGTTGCCGAACGGGTCTCCACTGATTTCAAAGCGTGGTGGGAAGCTCGACGTGAGAAAGATTCACGCCGTGCGCTCACACGAGATTATTTTCTATCGTCACTACGTGACATGACTGGACCACCCATAAGCTACGCAGACAAAGTACGAATAACAAAACCTCAAGGAGGAGCTGTTTCAGCTATTGCTTCACCTTTGAAGGGAGCTTCTGACGCAATATCAGCGAAGACGAAGGAACTATTCGATAAATTGCGAAAAATGTTGAAGACAACACGCACGAAAATTTTATCAAATGTCATTTTTAAAGAATGCCGTAGCATGTTGTCAAAAATGTTTGGCATGTTTAAATATGTTCTTGGAAAGATATACGATTTTATATTGGCTATCGGACCATTGAATATATATCACATATGGAAATCTCGAGAAAGTTGGACTAGTGCGGCTGTGCACTTGTCGAGCGCTTATTTAACATGGATCAACGCTAAAAAATTCAGCTACTACGCATTTGTTGAGCATGTGCGTGCGCTACCCGAGAATATTGAAGCTTCAAACGTTTTACAGACTCTAAAAGATTCAGACGCTAATTATTTGGGCGTCATGCACACCGATATATTGCACATGCTCAAAAAATGGACGCGTAAGAATGACAAGAACAATAGAGAATGGATGATTGAGACAGTTCGGGCCATGTCACGTACTCATGACGGACCGGCTTCTTTTGTAGATTTTTTGACCGAATCTCCAATCAGAATAACTAATCCTCAGTCTGGTTTTGCCGATTTGATGTCAGGTTTGTTCACATCACTGCCTAAATATTTTTCAGCTTTTATTGAGCCGATGAATTCTATGTTTAAAACTTACTTACCATTGTTGGCCGGAATTAGACATCTTGACGGTATTAGAGTTATTATTACAAAAATGGTCACATCTCTAATTGATTGGGTCTATGGGAAAACTTTGACCAATAAGCAGTGGCTTGAAAAAGAAATTTGCACTGAGGGATCACCCATCAATGCATATGTGGTCAATTACTTAGAGTACAATACCAACGTACTTATTGGTGCAGTTGATGGCAAGAAATTCAACGCAACGACTGCTCGAACGGATTATTATGCGCTTTTGGCTGCTGCTCAGAATTACGTGCATGAACAGAAACGATTTGGAAACGATTGGGTAACTCTTTTTAAAGGAATAGAGGCTAGTTTTAACCAACCTCCACGAGCTCAGCCAAGATCAAGCGAGCCAACAATGCTCGTTTTATCAGGGCCCCCTGGTGTTGGAAAATCCACCATTTGGAGGTTCATTGTTTCAAAATATTTTGAGGACAAGTATGGTAAATCAGAGAACATATTGGAAAGGATTGAAGATGCCACGCATACATGGAATTCAGCGTGCGAGTTTCAACCAGGAATGTCATCAAAGAAGATCATATTGTATGACGATTTTGCGCAAGACAGAGCGAATGTCAGTGAAGTTCTTAGTGTTATAAATTTGTGTACAACTGCACCTTTTCCAATTAATACTCCAGCTATTACTGGTGTAGAAATTAAGGGAATGCATGCAGAGCCAGATGTTTTGGTGCTTTGTAGCAACGTCACACCCCAGCAGGCTGCGCAGGGATTGGCAGATTCCAATGCTCTTATTCGAAGAATGGATTTGGAGCTAGAGGTCAAAAAACAATATGACCCAGACAAACCGGATGAGAAAATTATTAAGGTTCTTCGGTGTTCGCAATATGTGGGGCTTATCAATGCCATGCTTACCTTGCAGGAGGCAAGAACTGTATTCACGATAATTGAGGAGAAAAAGAGATCTGCTTTGAAAATAGTTAATGAAAAATTTTTAAAAGCCATAAAGCGAGATTTACTCACCGTTGTCGAACCATCGACGATTGGTGATATTGAAGCCAAGAAGAACTTGTGGCAAAAAGATGAAAGTTTTCTTAATGACTTAAATACGTATGTGGCGAATAAATGTATAAATACTCCTCAGACAGCGAAAGACAATATATACCTAGTAGATAGTCCGTTTCATTCTGGACTAAACCAACCACCGTCATCGTTTATAGATGACAGTGAAGGTGAGGGACTAAGTGTTACCACTAGGGCACAAAGTGGAACAACTATACTGAGACAAATGATAACTTCCCTTTTAAGTGGAGTAGCAATCACAGGACCAACCTTGACAGTCTTGGGCGTTGTAAGAGCAGTGAATTCATTGGTGAATATGGGCTTGACGGTAGCGCATGGTGAAATGTCATACTCGCGATTAAAGAACGAATTGATATCGTTTTTCGTTTTTGGTTGCACCGTAGTCACTGGTTGTTTGACGACATGGGCTGTTATGAAAATGTTTGTCACACCCACAATGCCACAGTCTGGAACTTCGAAAACCGCAAAACGATCAAGAGAAGCGGTTACGGTAGCAGAAGCAAGCGCTCCGGCTGTTGATTTAGATCATATTTTCAGAAAGATGAGTGGATCAATAAGACGTCCCGATGACGATGTAATGTTAAATTGCTTGTTTGTTGGTGGGCGTTCTGTTTTGATTCCAAAACACTTCTTTTTAACAGTTGATGGAAAATTTATACCAGATGGAACACCCATTGAGATAATTAAGTCCAATTGGAATGGAGTATACAAAAGTTTCGACTTCGAAATGAAGAGAATAGTCCTGTTGACTGGAAACATAGACAAGGCAATCGCGATGCACAAGGATGTTGCAAGTGTTTGCTTTAGAGAAGACTTGGTCATCTATAATTTAGATGAGACCATGTTTTCCGCAGAGAAACGAATGACCCATCACTTTTGGGACGGAGACTATAAGATAACTAATTTCCGAGTCACGAAGTTGGATTTTATTCCGTGGCATCCAAATGGAGCTTATTGTGGTCAGTTCATCATGTCGTCGGGCTCAGTAGTGAAGTCTAACATTCGCACAGCTCGTTATGAAGGAACAAGTGAAACACAATGGCAAATATTGGCTGAGGCCACATACGAAGCACGAGATGCTTCGTGTGGCAGTGTTGTCCGGCTGGACAGATCCGATGCTCCGATAGTAGGAGTGCACATGGCTGCAAAACCAGGAACATCATTTTTTCATTTCGTGACACGAAAATCGCTTGAAAAAGCGATGGGTTCGTCGATCGATGTGGAATTGCCTCTGGTGGTTACTGAACCACAAGGTTCAATTGTCAACATACTACCAGAGAGGTCATCTTTGTATTATGAAGGTACCGTACAATACCCGGTGTTTTCGCCTACCAAGACTGACTTACAACCGTCTTTGCTTTATGAATGTGATGGTCCCGTTAAAACAGGACCGTCTCCGTTGTCGAGCAGTGATGAGAGAATGTTGCCTGAGTTTCGCAATTACACTGCTTTTTACAAGCAGTTATTTGCTGGATACCAGACGTATAATGGAAAATTTGAAGCGGAAGATTTGGAAGAGGCACATTTGTCGATGAAAGATGACATGCGTTCTTTAAATAATTCCTCCAGAATCGAGTTGCGAACTTTGACGATGGGAGAAACATTGAATGGAATAGATGTTGACGCTAATACCAGAATCGACATGAAGACTTCGTGTGGTTGGCCGTACACTCAGCAAAATTTGAGAAAAGAGGCTTTGATCAGCGAAGTCAATGGCGTATACACGCCCAGCAACAGACTCGGACATGACTATATGGCAGCGGAACACCAATTACAACATGGTGTGGTTCCGTTTTTGCCTTTTACTTTGACTATAAAGGACGAAAGAATAAAGTTGCCTAAAATAGCAACGCCCCGATCACGATTATTTGCGTGTGCTAATATTGTACACTATATGATCAGTAGAAAATATTTTTATACCCGTTTGATGCAATTTTATCATGCGAGAAAAGGAGAGACATTTTGTATGCCCTCCCTTGACAGACTGTCATTAGATTGGAATCAGCTCGCCGGCCACATGCTGGAGGTAGGGGAGCACGGTTTTGATTTTGATTTCAGTTTTTGGGACCGATCGATGCAGCACTCGATGATGTACTATGGAGTGCAAATCTTGCTTGAGGGCTTAGAGTTGCAAGATCTTGAACGAGAGGCAATTTGTGAGTTGTTGGCAACACCAGCATCAATATTCCAACAACATTGTTTCCGGTCCAACGGAATCATGATGTCAGGAATGTTGCTAACATTTATTCTCAATTGCGTAATAAACGAACTGATACACCGAGCAGCTTGGCAGGCGTTGATGAAAATCAATTTACCTGCCATGGTTGAAATGCGACACTATCGAGCTTACACCAGGGCTGTTCGAGCAGGAGACGACACTATTATGACGGTAACAGAACAACTGCTCCCGTTTTATAACGGTGTGCTCGTAGCTGAGTATTTTATCAGCAAAGGCATGCAGGTGACGTCAGCAGACAAAAATTCCGAGATTCTTCCTTACAAACGATTTATGGATTTATTATTTTTGAAGAACAAGACCGGTTATGAACGAGGATTTTACATCCCATTGTGTGATCTTGAATCACTCAAAGAGAGCACGTATTGGGTTCGCCTAAATCGCTACAACAACGACATCGTTAAAGCGACCCAGGACAATACTATATGTGCCATGAGAGGGATGTTTTTTCATGGAAAAGAGATTTTGGAGGCATTTCGAACAAAAGCCTTAACACACGCACCAAGCTTGCAATTGCCATCATATCGCGAGCTTTGCATAATATGGAATACATATTACAAATTTCCTGGAGCGCACGCGGATTACGCGTCACGAGAACTCCAAGTAAGTCCTTTGACATCAGCCTTGTACGCGCAAAAAGAATTACGCGCAAAGCAAGTGAGCGAGGACGACCAAAACAACATGGAACGACAATATAATACAAACGAACGAATAACGAAAGCACAAGCAGGACCAATGGATAAAATGAAAATAGAGACTGAAGACGTTAAGTCGGCTCCGGTTACGGCGGACATGGGATCAGTAGATACAAGCCGAATTGAGAATTCGACTGAAGGAGACATTTCGAAATCGGAAGTGAAGCGCGTCGGAGCGACTATTCAAGATGGAGGAGATTTGAACGCTATGACGATTGCTACCGGAACAACACGCATTGAATCGAGAAATTTGCGAGCGGAGGCTTTTTTGAATGACACTAATTGGGACTTGAAGAAACTTGAACACAAGTTCACGTATATAGGGTCTATTGATTGGAGTTTGACAGATGACCCGACCACGATTTTAAAGAGCTATAGATTGCCCCAAGACATCATTGTGACACCTGCACAGAAGGTGGCCTTTGATGTTACTCGATTGTGGAAGTGCAAGCAGATCAGGATGAAGATTGTTATCAAAGCTTCTCCTTTTTACGCAGGCAGCCTTGGTTTTGGATTTACTCCCTTTGGAGGCAACCCGAATGCATATAGAATGATCAACATGGGAGCTATGATTCAGAAAGTTTCACAAAATGAGGGATATGAGTTTGTCATCCCCTATCGATTCCGTGCAGGCTTTTTGGATGTTACAGACAATCAAATACTAGGACAGTTTTCAATCTTTGTGATTTCACGGCTGGCTACTGGCACAGGCAACCCCAATTCCATCCAAATTGCCGTTTATGCTGCAATAGAGGATAGCGAGTTTAAGTTGCCAGAACCCGTGTCTTCCACACGCTATTATTCGCACAAATTTGATCGAGTGCGAGTTACCAAAGCGCAGAGTGGACCAATTGAAAACAAGGTGAAAACTTTGCTTGATATTAACACCATGGTTTGTGACATGGAGACCACAAAGATGTGCGCGGGAGCAGGCACTTTGGGAAGCAATGAGATCGAGCATTTCCAGGACATGCCAAATGACTTTGTTCAATTGTGCAAGAGGTGGACTCGGGCGAGTAATGTGATCGTGAATACAACAGTTGGAAAGACATCTATATTAAAATATAATGTTGACCAGCTTATGGAGCGCGCTACGTACGCCCTGGGTGATGTTTTCAATTTGTGGAGAGGCTCAATAAACGTGCGAGTTGTCTTGAAATCATTATCTGGTCGTGCCACGGCTAGAACGACATTCTCGAAAGACGGGCGGACTTCTGTTATTGAGAGCATAAGTGGATATTCCTACCACAACGAGGACCAGATTGGACAAGTGACAGTCCCTTGGATATTTCCCTATTTTACGGATTTTTCAATAGCGACTGGCTTTGCCGATATAAGTCATGGACAAGTTCAGGTTTATTTAAATACCATCGTGGCCGAACCTGTCACCGTGACGGTTTATGTTTCAGTTGGAGATGATTTTCACATGGGAGTTTACGCGGGATGCCCGGCAGGACCTAAGATTATGAAATGGTTTCCATTTGTGCCGGAGTACGAGGAATTGACAACAGAAATTGATGCAACTTTTCCTACTGCCTATACCGAAAACAATTGGGAGTTGGAAGAACCAGCGGAAGTTTCGAAATTTAACAGTCCTATGTCGACGAGTATGCACCAATTTTTTGATAGAGTTAGGGTAACTCGTGCACAATCCGGTATAGTGGAGTTCATCGACCGCGCACTTGAAACAACTTTGCCTTTGGTGGAGAAAGTTTCGAAGTTGGGAGCCTTGTTGGATGCTCATATGATAACTGAGCAACCACATCCGATTCAGATGCGACAGATTCCATATTCTATTGCAGCAGATTTGCCGCAGTACATTGAGCGGCTGAGAACGATGAACCACAACGGATTGTCGTTGCCGGATGAACATTGCTTCGGAACAACAGAAAAAGAGACAGATATACATAAGTTGCTGACCACTACGAAATCATGGATTGGCAATACTAGTTGGAGTGGATCAGACCAAGCAGGATCCGAGCTCTTTACTTTGTATAATGGGCCGGATATTGCTTATACGTTGCCTGGACAACTCCACGACATTGTCCCGCATTTGTATGAATTTTGGACTGGTTCAACCATATATATTTTTGACGTTATTGCTACTGAGATGCACCGCGGACAGCTTCTATTTGTGTTTAATACATATCCAGAGGATGTCGCGTTTGCGGATGCTACTCAAACCTACTTTGCCACTTACGACCTGGCTGAGGGTAGGGGAACAATTGCGATCGAGCTACCGTACATGTCAGCTTCTCCTTACAAGGATGTTGCTGCAGGCGCGCGGGGTGACATAAACAGCACAGGACTTTTAAAGTGCTTTGTTTTGAACCCGCTTCGCTCCACAACCACTGTATCACCGGATGTGGATATTGTAGCCTACAAGAGCTATGGAAAGGATTTCAGATTGGGCGTATATGGCAATGCTAACTATGCCGATTAATATGGTGAGCACACTAGTACTATATAGAGTAGGAAATGGAAATGAAATACAATTGACAACGATTAAATGGACATTTGATGGACGGATACACGGAACACTGAATGAATTGGATTCAGATTAGACAGATTTTTCACAATAAACACCCTATAGATAATAACGGAGGACGAAAGGACAGATTATTATTGATGACAGGAGACTACATATATTAG